GCCCACCAAGGTTACGATAGACCCTTTCGGGTCTACCGGGGCACATCGTGCCACACCTAGGATTTAAAGTTGACTCGTAAGAAGTTAAATCACGAGATCAACCCAACTGCTAGTCCATCCAGACGTCTTAACCCACTTTGCCGATTTCATGACAGCAGAGGAGACTTCGTCCCCTCTGCAGTCGGTGATCACCGGTTTGACGGGTTTTGCTTCGAGTCGATAAAGACCCCGGAGCAGGTAAGGGACGTCCGAAGGATCTCTATCAAAATGATGTCGCTCCACCCGAGTAAACTGGGTGAAGTCAACACCATGCTGGTAGTCGGATGCAAGCTTTCCCCGTGAGGAGATTGATTGCAACCATCCAGGGAGCAGAAGCGTAGAAACATAAGGACGAACAACACCCCCGTCACCGATCCCTTCCGGGATCGGGAACTGGAACGTTTTGTCGACATGCTTCACCGCCTTCTGCCAGACCTGGAAAGATCCATCGAGGTTAAACCACTTGATTCGGCTAAGCCATCGTAAGATGGAGTTGCTCCACCAAGCGGTTCGATCAGGACGAACAATACTGTCTTTAACAAAGACAGGAGTGACATCGGACCCATGAAAGTAATGCTTACCACAGCTTTCATAGAAAGGGCCTGAGGAGTAGCTCTTAGCTTCATTGGTTGTGAAACCGCAGAAGTTTAGAACCTCCACAAGCCTATCGAAACAGTAGGCATGGCAAATAATGTCATCGCCATACACACCGATCGTCCGATCCGCAACGAAAGTTTCATCTACAACGTGCGACACAATTGCCCAGAAAATCAGGCTTTCGAGCTCGAACGTGTAGCCGTTACCCATCGTTGAAAACTTTTCGAATGTTTCAATTCGAGAGTTAAGAACGTAACGTGACGATCTGCACTGCTTCAATGCAGACAGCCAGTCTTCAGGCATCAAAAGCTCAACCAATTCAGACGATACACTGTCTGAAGCCGCACTAATGTCCAGAGTCGCAAGACCCTGAGCGTAAGCGCGAGAGGCGAGTTCTTGATTTAGACATTGATCATTTAAATCAACGCCGACATGAAGCAATCGCCGCCTCATCGCTTTACCGATCCCACGCTGAACAAACATGTTCATACATGGCTCGATGGCGATGGTGCGGTCAGTCTTCGCGTCCTTCGGAACAGTTGTAACTTTACTCCCAGCGACGACCACCGCCATATCCGACATGACTAGGGGATGAATATCCCCAAACCAGATCGGAATACGACCGATGGCCGCAACCGCTAGGGGAAAGTTGTTAAGCGTCGTTTCGGGTTTCCCACGAAACTTAAAATAGACGTCACCTTCCGAATTGGCCAAGCGCGTTGTCGCACCTGGACCCCAGGCAAAGTCCCGCTCAACATAGTCCCAGTGGAAACGGCCTAGAACACGCCCAATTTTAGCTCGCAGACTCAAAATTAAGTCTCGAGCCCGCACATCAGTGCGGAAGGCGTGCTTCAGCCGCTCGTTGGTACTACGACAAGATCCCTCGTTGTCGGCAAAAGCCTTCAACGCCACGGCCTTCCTGTCAACACCCTTAAACGGGTATTTACGAAGAAGGTTATAGGCGAAGTAGTCGACCGGGAAGGATTCCAGGTCAACAGATGGGAACGGTATTGAGCCGTCCCATAGCCGCTCGAACTTTTCAGTCCGTAAAGCATCCCGAACCAAAACAACGGTCGGTGACGCAGGCAGCGCTTCGAGGACTTCCAGACATCTAACGACAGTCTGACAAGTAGCTTCGGTTTGTTTCACAGCTATCGCTCCATTATGAAACAATTAAAACGACCCACCTAACGGTGGGGACGAGTGTAGCGAGTGCTAGAACGCCGGGGTTTAATTCGGACGCACCAGCGTCGCCAATGCCGCCTGGACTTGAGTGTTCGCCAAAAGATCTTTTAGGCGAAGACCCACGTCTGTGCGCTCTGCCGTGGTCCCTGAGTCAGGGATCTCGACAATAATGCGCGCATCCTCATGCCGGAGCACTGCTCCGGTACAAGCACAGGTGGAATCGGACGTCGCTACCACCGGCACGCCCAGCCTCATATCTAAGCGGTACGGACTTCCCGGTTTATTGGGGGTCCGCAGCGCCATGGTAAGTTGGCTAAAACCTGTCGGTATGCCACCACTTGTCTCCTGCCAGGAGATGATGCCACCCTGGTCGGATGCAAATGTGTACGTCTTTGTATTAAGGACTACACTGGCAATAGTCATAGATACCTCTTATGACATAGGTTTAACGACGAAGGCCACTTGGAACGCCTCTATCAAAAGCTGTTGCTAACAGCGAGAGAGCGTTCGCAAAGTGGGACGGACTGCAAGGGTTCTTAAATGCAGGAGGTACTGGGGAAGGAAACGTGCTGTAGACAGCCCTATCCATTTTGAAGCTCCTGAAGAAACCGGACCCAGGGTTTAACCCCAGGGTAGAAACCGGACATCCTCCAGGAAGCACCATTTCGGTAGGTCTTATGCGGCAGGTCTGTGTAAAGGACCCGCCGATGAACGTTTTCCCTATTGCCGCATCAAACGTGTAAAACCAGCTCCCTAACGGGAGAAACCAGTCCACCACGAATGAGAACGGCAACAGTTCCCACACCATGTCAATCGGGTTAGCAAGCCCGACACTCGCCAGCGGCGCAAGACTAGAACTCGTATTAAGGGCATAATCAACCCTAACAAGAGCTCTATCAGTACAACGTACCAGATTACCCACGGGGCGGTAATAATACCCCGGAAGAGTCTGAAACGCTTTATTGGGAATATCTCGGAATGAAGCAACCTTTGCAGACTTTGAAAATCTGTATTGGTTGTTCCGTTGAAAGAAATCAACGGTCTTCATCGCTTGATATACGTCTTGCATCAATGGTTTCCAACCGTACTGAAGCTCTAACCAAGCTTCAGGCACGGGGCCTAGGTATTGTCGAATAAAACCGACACGTCGGCCCCGAGCATCGAGTCGAGGAGCACGTTTCAGATCGCGAGGTAAATTTCGCCACGCGACTGAACCTACGTTCTTCTTAAACCCGATCACGGTATGTGCGATCCTTTCCACTGAGGAGACAAGGAGAGATTCAATATCCTTGCGCTCAGCGAGATTCTGACCATATGCAGCGGAGGTTTCATCCTTCATTGCAGTCAAGACAGAAATCTCAGCGCGATTGAGCACGTTTGGGTCGTAATCGGGAGGGTTTAAATCCCCCCAATCAACGATCCCATTATCGTACCCAATGCGCCAACCTGGATACGAGGCGCACCCTATCCATGCAAGCCATAGGGGGCCTCGAGGAACCGAAGCGAAGTAGTCAAGCACCCGCCAAGAGGTGGGGTGCTTAAATTCATTCGCTCTGATCCAAGGACGCGTGGAGTGAGAGGCACTGACCTCACGATGCCCGTAGTCCAAATCGCCAACAGCACCCGCATAATTCCAACCCGAATCACCACTCGGGCTGATATAGCGGATGTTGATAGCAATCGGCGTACGGTACGACGCATTTATGGGGCCATGTGCCATAGAACTTACACGGTGGTAAAGCAGTACTCGCTTATTGTTTCACGAGTACAAAATCGCCCCGTAAGGGTGAGCTCTAAAGAGCTCGCCC